GTGGCTAATGTGCCCCTGGTAGTAAACCCCAGAGTGCCATAATACGCGGCTGCCGTGACGCTCGCCCATCAGTACCGCGTCATAATCCCGCGGCACCTCGACGCGCTCTAACCCCTTGCTGTCGACGTGGCCCGAGTCAAACGCGGCCATAGCGCCCGAGGGGTGAGATACATCGAATCGGGGGGTTTCAAGCCCCGCGTCGGCCCGCACCTGCCGGACGTGATGCCAGCAGTTGTAATGCCGGAAATTGTACGGGAGGCCGGTGTAGTCGTTGATGTTCACCCCGCCAGCACCCCCCGCAGCAGCGGGATTTCCTGCGGCGTCATCAGGACGCCCGTCGGCCTCTCATTAAGACGCGGCACGCCCACATTCGCCGTGAACACCCCTTTGCTCTGCGTCAGCGTTTGAAGGTCATAGGTGACAGGCCCCCGCGCGGGGTAGCTTAGGTCTGTGCTGACGTACACGCGAAACGTAAACACCGGGGCCTCCTCGTCGGACAGCGGCAGCCGTGCCATCTCGTCGTCGAGCAGATTGCCGATGTCCGGCAGCGTAAACCCGGCCTGCTGGTCCGTGTCGTTGTTGTTGCCCCCCTCGGCCACCTCCATGGGGGTGGGTTCAAAAGTAACCGTCTCCCCCGTCTCTAGCGCTGCCGTGAGGGGCGATGTGCCTACAACGAGCAGATACCGGCGGGAGAACAGCGGGTGGGTTATCTCTACGGTCTCAAACGTCATTTGCCCGTCGGGGTTGGAGGCCAATTTGCGCTTGTACGCCTCGATTACTGATTGCTCGCTCATATATCCGGGTTCCAGATTCGCGGGAAAGTGGTTTGCGCCGTGGCGTAGGCCACCAGGAAACAGCTCAGGCCGTCGCCATAGCAGCCGAACAGGTCTGGCAGGTTGGCCGTGAGGCATGTCTCTTCCTGAATGTCGGTTCGCTCTGCCGTGACAGTGAACGAGATAATCCAGTTGTTGCCGTCGTCCGTGCTGACGTTGATGCCGCTGGTGATGAGACACTGATGGTCTTTCACCCCGAGGCCGCTATCGAGCGCCATCACGAACGAGTCGGCGCCCCCGCTAATCTGGTTCAGGAACGACTGGAACGCCTGGTTTCCGAGGGCAGAAGTTACCAGGGTCACGGCAAACGGCACCGGCTCGAAATAGGTGTCGCGCCCCTGGCGAGGGACGCCGCCGGAAACTTCACTCCGATAGACGTTACCGCCGCGCTGGTACGAATACCCCTTGCTTACTATCGGCTTGAGAGAAGCCGGGAATCGGTAATTGCTCATCAGTAGCCTGCCTGTCCGCGTGTTGATCGCCGCGATTTTGAGATGGACGAGTTACTGTCCTGCATATCGCTGCTCACTGTTTCCCGAATGATAACACGCAGCGTGGCCTCGTCCATGCGCTCAGTGGTCGCGGAGTCGATGCGCCCTGTGGTCTGGTTGATAATCTGGACGTTAGTCGGCTGACTGCTGGCGCCGCTCTCGCCCATAATCTGCCGCATCTGCTGGGCCGTGCGCACACGGGACGCAGACGCCGGCATGATGACTTCCGGCTGGCCGCGCTCGGCAATCGTGGACATCTGGCCGGCGGACAGGTTGCCGCCCTGTTCCCGCGCAGAGCGTATCTTGGAAACATTCGCTAAACCAGCAGCAACGGCGGCAGAAGCGGCAATCGGCGCCGCGACCCACCCCACAACGGGGATGGACGCTGCCGAGTTGTACGCCGCGACGGCGGATTGATAGGTGCTCATGATGGCGTTGGCAACGGCGAACGCTTTGTATGCCGTATTGCCCTCGCCGAGCGCCGTTTTCAGGTCGTCAGTAGTCTGGCCGAGCACTGAGGCGTACTCGTCGCGCCGTTTCTTGTTGGCGCTGGCCGCGATTTCAACGAGGGCCTTCTGGTACTCCTCCTCGCTGATTAGCCCCTCGTCCCGGTACTGCTGGGCGATTTTGGCCTTCTGCTGCTCCTGGATATCAATGAGCTCCAGTTCAGTGGCGTTCTGGCTCATGATTAGCGACATGAAATAGTCACCCTCGGCCTCACGCTGCCGGAGGTCTTGCTGGCGTTTGGCGAGCTCTTCTTGCCGCGCATCTTCGGCGGAGAGCATGATTTTGGTCTTGGCTTCTTCGTACTGCTGCGCCGAGATAGCCCCCTGCTGCTGGAACTCTTGCAGCTTGGCGAGTTTTTGGCGCTCTACTTCATCAATCGCGGCCAACTCGTCAGAGTTTTGACGGGCCAACGTATCGAGGAAGATCTCAGCCTGCCTCTGTTGCTGCTCTGCCTGATTCGCCTCGCGCCGAGCCAGTGCGTCTGCTTTCTTCTGTGCGGCAGTCGCTTCGGCTTCGGCCTTCTTGTTCTCGGTATCGATTACGCGCTGAATGTCGCGCTTGGCCTCTGCGTCGCGGGCCTCGTTGTACGCCTTGATTTGCTCCTCGGTGACTCCTTCACGCTTGGCGAACGCCTCTTTGTCCGCCTGTGCCTGTGCTGCTATCCGCTCTTTATCCGCCAAGTTGCCGATTTGCACATTGCGGATAATCTGGTCTGCCTGCTCCTTGAGGCGCTGAGTGTTTGAGTTGTTGGCGCGCGCGTTGTTGTTCTGGGCCTCTGTGGCTAAATTAACCTGTGCGGTCGCGGTCGCGTGTGCCGTAGCAAGATTCTGTGTTTCAACTGCTTGCGCTAGGATTTCTTGCTTATTCTTGTTCGCCGCCTGAGCTAGAGACGTTTGCGCATCCGCGAGAGCTTGGGCGTTTTCGGGGGTTGCCTCTCTGTTATACGCGGTCTGCGCGTCCAGTACGTCGAGTACCTTCTCCTCGGCCACCCCGTAACGGGCTGCTAGCTCACCGACTGCGTTGCCAAGCCTAGCGGCAGAAACATTGAACTCGCCCGCGCCCGAGGCGGAATCTTGAAGGGCGGCGCCAACGTCAACTCCTGCCGCCTTGAGGTCATCTAGGGCTTGCAGAGCAATTTTTGACGATTCGCTATTGGCAAAGAACGCGCCGCTCTGGTCTTTGATCGCGGCCGTGGTGGCGTCTAGTTGCTGCTGCGCTTTCAGACTCAGTAATTTAACTGTGCTCTCATATGCTGCGTCACCTTTTTGGGACAGTTCAACCAAACTATCCGCGAGTTCCAACACGCCACCCTTGCCAATCTGGAATGACCTATCCAGCTCCTTGCCGGCCTTCTCAATCTCTTCCAGACTGCGAGTAGAGTTACCCAAGGCATTATACAGGACCCCACCTAAAGCAGCAGACAGGGCAATTACGGCACCAAGCACAGCACCGCCGGGGCCGAGCGCGCCGGCTAACTGGGACGCCTGCTGACCAAACGCCACAAATACGGATGTGCCGCTCTGCACCTGCACCACAAAGTCCTGGATTTGGTAGCCGGCTTGTTGGGCCTTGGTGCCGAATCCGCTCAGTTTTGGCGCGGCCTTTTCCGCCGAGGCCCCGACCTTGGTTGCTGCCGCATCTGCTTTGCTGGCGGACTGCGCGAAGCTGTCCAGCTGTTTGGCTGATTGCTCAGCACCTTCGTTTTTGACCCTAACGATTAGGGATGCCGTATCAGCCATCGTCCCGTCCCTCAAAAATGCCGTCTAGGCCCATTATAAGCTCTGCGTCGAGCAGGCCGATAGGCTCGCCCGTGACCTGCTGATATGCCAGCAGGTCCTGCCACTGTAGCTGCTCGCGCGGATAGAGTGCGATTGCGTCGTCGGTTCTGCGCTGTACGAATTTGAGGCTGCGGTACTTATCCATGACTGGTGCAAAGATGGCGGGGCATTCTGGCCCCTGCTCTGGCGCTTTCTGCGCCTCTTTGATAATGCCCATGGAAATCAAAGCCGCCTCATGCCCCGCCGCGATGCTGTCGAACTTCTGCTTTTTCTGCCTGTCGACGTAACACCAGCGGGCGTATTCGTACAGCGCATCTACTTTTCCAGCAACGCTCTCCGGCTTTCGTGGAAGTGCTTGGCGACGTAGGTAGCCAGCCCCTTGTACTGGCGCATCAGTTCCGCTACGGCTGCCGGTGTGAACTCGTCATCGAACGACCAGCCGATAACCACGGCGGCGGCTAGTTGCTCATTGAGTTCATCGGCCCGCCAATTCATCTCGGAGTTGTACTGCGTCCAGTCCTGCTTGGCCGCGCACTCCTCATCCAATGGCTTGATCTCCTCCCGCAGCGCAGTATAGGCACGGGCGTACTCACGGGCCGCCTTTACCCCGTCGTCGCAGTACGGGCCGAGCACACGCAGCCACTCGCCGGAGTCCTGGCCACTCGGCAGCGGGATTTGCATGACGGTGCCCGCCGCCTGCTTATCGGCGAATCGGAAGTCGCTCAACTGCATCCGCTCGGCCTTTTTCGGCTCGGGCTTCTTGCGCAAAAAATCAAATAGTCCCATGGGTTAATCCTCCGCTAAAGATGCGGACATGATAGCAGGCGCCAAACGCCGGATAAAGGAAAGGGGCCCGAAGGCCCCTTGTTATGCGTAGGAGATGCGCTGGATGACGATGGAGGAGAGGGTGCTGTTGCCGGTGGCCTGCCCTTCCAGCGACAGCGTGACCGACTCGGGGCCGCCGACTCCTGGGGGGGCCGCCGTGAGCTCGGCGCGTTTCAGCGTGAACGACATAGCCCCGTCCGGGCCCGACAGAATCGAGGTGAGCTCGATCTGGGTCTCGCTCAGGAACAGGCCAAGCAACTCGGTGTTGTACAGTTTCCCCGCCAGGGAGAACGTGTTGGCCGCGCGACCACGCTCAACAAACGCCACGGCGGAGTTGCCGAGCTCGAACTGGGCCGACGCTGCGTTGTCGTTCGTGATGGTGAACGTGTCAATGAGCCGCAGCGGCGCGGTGCCGTTGAAGGCCGATACATCAACGCTCGCAAACGGCTGGGCGTCGAAGTTGAGGGTGAAGGTGGAGCCCGCCGGCGGTGCCGCCAGCACTTCTTGACTCAGGCCGATGAACGGGAACGAGCCGGTCACCATTGCGTTAACCGCCTGCTCAATGGTGAAGCCCGAGAACTGGACGCCTTTGGTCAGCAGGAAGCTATCCTCGCCGCCGCAAGTACCTTTGAACCATGTCAAGATAGAGAAGGTCTTACACAGGTTGCCTGTTTCCAGTTTGTCCGCGACAACCAGATCGGTTTCTGCGTCGGTGACGTCAGTCAGCGTGTGGTTGATGCCCGCGCCCGTGATAACGGTGGCGGTTACCGCCGTGACGATAAACGGCAGCGCATTGTTTCCTGCCAGCAGCGGGAACCGTACAAGGTCGCCGACCTCTACCAGAGTCGTGAAGTCGCCAGCCGAGCGGGTGAAAGTCTTGGCCGACGCGTTGACAGAGATGGTCAGGCCGACTGTATTCGACCCAGACTGCCAGTTGCTTGTCATCGCGCCGGCCAGCAGCTCATCTTGGCTTGCAGCGCTCAGCTCGATGGAGTACTCACCTGTTACCTGTTTGTTGCCAGTGCGGATAGACGACACCTCACGGCTGCCGTCCAGCTCGTTGGACACCAGCGCGTCGCGGGTGACGGCCGGCACGCCACCGGTGTTACGCAGCGGTGCCCAGCTCGGGTTAGTCGGGGTTACGCCTGGGGTGATTTCCGGGATGTAGAATTGGGCCGTGTTCGCGCCCTTATAGGGTTGGAGTGCCATGTTAGATCCTCGCTGTGAAAGCTATGAAGCTGATAGATAGTGGTCGCTTGGCCCAGCCATTTTGCACAATCAGCGGCCCCAAGCTCACCGATTGTACCTCGGCGCAGATGTCGTTGCGCCGGAAACTCGCGCCAGCCTTGAACACCGCGTTAAGCTGGTCGGCGATTTTGTTGATCGGTGCGCTGCCTTTCACCGACGAATAATTTATGTCGACCTGATACACCCCGGCTCGCTGCTCGGTGAATCCGAGGTCGGCCTGCTCTGTCGGCACCGGCAGCATGAAGCCCGCGAGGTATGGCGCCGCTGTGCTTGTCGGGGCGTCGATGTTCTCCAGCGCCACGACCAGATTATTTGCGCTACCGAACGCCATCAGAGCTACATCAAAAACCTTGGTCATGTCCTCGAAGTATGTCGCCATCATTTCACCTTAGCCGCTTCTTCTTCGAGCAGCGAATTGAACCGGGCGACGTTCACCCGAACCATGCCCTGCGGCGCCTGATTAGACCAGCCATATTCCAGCCGCTCGGCATAGGGCAAGTTGTTGGTCAGGGTGAACTCGCCCCAGTCGGAGCTCTTGAACACGTAATCGGCGGCCATCGCCACGGCTTTGTTGCCGGATTGGTCTACCGCGTCGATTATCCCGCCGGGCACTACGGCGCCCGCCGTCTGCCAGTTCATGCGAAAGCGCCCGGTATCGACCGGGCTTGCCTTGATAACGGCGCTGAACAGCTTGTACGACACCGACCGCGCCACGGTCTCGGGATTCCTCTTCGCCTTCTCGACGAAGTTGCGGATGTCCAACGTGAAGCTGCTCATTTGCGCACCTGGATAAACCACGCCACGGTGTCGTCGTTCACCAGCTTGCGCTCGATGTTGACGACCGACCATTGCGACCCGGCGAATTGCACCTTGTCCGCCATTGTCGGCGCCACGGTGCCGTCGGCCTTCACAACCATATCACCCGCTTGGATAGTCGTGCCGTTGATGAGCCCAACGGCAACTGGCACAGGCACGGCGGCGAGTGGCGTCACAACGTCGGGCCCGAAAACGTACTCGCCGAGGGTCTCGTCCCAGACCTTCGCCCCCGCCTGAACCAGAGAAACAGCGCTGCTGTATTTGGTGAGGAGCCGGGTTGCTACCCCGGCCATTTTGCGGCTGAATGCGGTACTCATGGTGACGGTACCGGTTCCAGGCGCGAGATAACCAGCAGCGCGGACGGGGCGGTACCCCACGCTGGCACTGCGGACGTGAACGGGTACAGGCCGCCGAAGTTAGTGCCGCCGCCGTCGCGCATAATCTGCACGGCGAACGTCTGGCCGGCGGTTGCGTTAACGACCACCCGCGACTCGCTCGGTATCGTCACGTCGGCCGACGCGAGTTTGACAGCCTGGGGTGCCCCTATCTGAGCACCGTTTACGAGGACTCGACTCAACAAGACCGACACCCCAGACGCCCCAGTGCGGCCGTTTTGCAGCTTGATCCGCACAGCGTAGTTCCCGGCGACGTTGAACGTCACCAGCCCTGCGGCGCTCACCATCACCGGGTCCGAAGCAGTGCCTTGGGCCGCGCCAAACGCCACTTGCAGCGGGGTGTTAAGCGCAGACGGCTCTTGCGCCGCGGCAGACGCAGCCCGCAGCACCTCGACCTCTTTCACCCCGGCAGCGGCATAGAGCATTGAATCCGCCATCTGGGTACAGACTTCGCGCAAACCCTCCGGAGTAATCTCGCCGGCGGTGTTATCAGGCAGATTAGCCCCGATTAGGGCAAACAACTCGCTCTTGGTCTTAGCCATGGTCAGCCTCGATACACGCGAAACGACGCGCCGCTGTTACCACCGCACAGGAGCGGGCGTAGTGCGTCCATCGCCGCCGTGATGGTGATACTCGCGCCGGTCGCGCCGTTGTTGAAATACGACACCGCAACAGCGCCCTCTACGCGCTCAGACTCGACCGCGCGCCCGTCACTCGATGCACGAACGTCCGTACCGGCGCCGTACTCGACAGCGGCCAGCACTTGGGCAGTGATAATCTGACTCGGGATAGAGTCAGACGCTACGGGGAACCCGAACAGCTCGACGCCCTGGCGCGGATAGGCGAGGCCCTGGGCCGCCGAGACGCGCCGGCCGCACATGGCCGGCTCTTGCAGCCCAACGTACACCGCGCCGTTGCGCAGTGCAGCTTCGGCGGCGGTATCGTCGGCAGGGAGCTCTTTGCCGTACTTCGCGGCCAGTGCGCGGGCATCGACCAGACTAATCCAACTGTCGGCCCCCGGTACAATGCTGCCGTCCTCGACGATGAGGGCCATGGATTATTCCTCGGCCTTGGCGCGGCGAGTGAGGCGGGTTTTCTTCGGCTCTTGCTCGGCCAGACCCTCCGGCAGCTCGTAGCCTTCCGGCGCGAACTTGGCATCGACTACCCGATAGCCCATGCGGTTGTATTCTTTCTTCTGCTCGATGCTGATGGGCATCTGGAGATAGATGATTTCCATGAAAAACCTCTCTGGTAAAACGGGGCCGAAGCCCCGTTGTCAGGTTACTGGTCAGCGTCCGCGACGGCCAGGGTACCCAGGGTGTGCTTGTTCTCGGTGACCGCCTTGTCCCAGTTGGACGCAGTAGCCAGCTCGGCGTCGGTCGGGGACTTCCCGCCGTTGGTGACGTCCCAACTGTACCCCTTGAGCTTGAGGCCGAAGCTGTAGTCCGCCTGCCAGGTGGTCTCGATACGGGTCTTGCCGTTGGAGGTGTCCATGTTGGCGATGATGTCGGAGGTGTTGTCCACCACGATACCGTTGGCCACGACGGACAGGACCTTGGACTTGTTCGGAGTGCCCGCTTCGTACAGCGCCGGGATGTCGGAGATGACGTAGCGCTTGCCGAGGATGTCCACGACCATGACGTTGCCGGAGGCAAACAGCTGGCTGGAGTTGGTCAGCGCCTTGTCGACCAGCTTGTGCCACGCGGCGCCGGTCATCACATCGGCAACCAACATCTGGGACATGTCGCCGAACTTGGCGTGGCTGCCGTTGAGCACGTTCAGGGTCAGAGCCCCGGCGCCAGCAGTCAGGGCAGAGACGTCATTGACCAGCGCGGCCTGACCGGACACGGCAGCGACGGCAGAGGCCACGGCGGTGTTCAGCTGGTCTTGCAGCAGCGCATCCGAGAAGCCCTCGGAGATGGCGCGGATGGCGGCGGCAGGGTCTTCGTCGAGCCAGGTCATTTGCGACGGCTCGAACAGCACGGGGCCGAAACCGCCAGCGACCTTCACGCCAACGTGTTCGCCCTGGGTCAGCGCGGTGGCCGCTTGGGCGCCGATGGCGGCGTAACGGTCGACGCGGCGACGGGCGGAGGCGATCTGGTTGAAGAAGGACTCGCGAGAGAAGTCACCGCGCCATTGGGCGGTCGACAGGACGATGGCGCCACCGGACGCGGCGTTAAAAACGTCGGTCTTCTGGGCCAGCAGTTCGATAGTGGTGCCGACGATATCGTCGTTATACACCTGCATGTTGGACAGAGCCATGGTTTATCCCCTATTTACGATATTTGGTATTCAGCCGTTGTTGAATCGCGTCCACACCGGCCCCGCCGTTGGGATTCTTGTTTCCGCCAGCCCCGCCGCCGGAAGACGCATCCGCTTGCATCAGATGCGAGATGACTTTGTGCTTCTTGCAGTAGTCGATGAACTTGTCCACGTCGGTCGTGATGACTTGCCCATCGGCGCCCACAAATTTGGTCACGACGGTATCACCGTCGAATTCAGTTTTCACGAACTGGGCCAGCAGGTCGGCGGCGTCCGGGTCAATGAATCTCCCCTTAGCCAGCAGGTCGCCCATGACGGCCTTGCGCTCGCTGCCGAGGATGCGCTCGGACAGCGCGGTCAGCTTGGCGTCCTTCTCCGCCAGCAGCGGGTCATACTGTTTACGCAGCGATTGCTCGAACTGCTCCAACTCGCCGGATTGCTTCGCCTTCTCTTGCTCGGCGAGGATGCGGGCATCTTCGGCCTCCTTCTTGGCACGGGCGGCGGCCTTCTTCTCTTCCAGCAACTTCTCGTTGTTGGATTTCAGCCCTGACACCAGCGCGTCGACCTCCTCTTGGGTGTAGGTCTTCGGCGCTTGGCCGCCAGCGTCGGCGCCAGCGGCTCCGGCTTCGGAGTAGTACTTACGAAACATGTTGCGATAAAGCATCAGTATGTCCCCTGGACGTAGTTACGCGAGCCCAGCTCGCACTTGTTGTCAAGAATAAAGTAAAGGCTACTTCGGTGCAACTCCGACAGCGATGCGGGCCCAGCCTTGCAGGCGGTACACCTGCAATCGGAGCTGCCGTACGCACTCCATGTTCTGCACGTCGATTGCTAAGTCCTCGTCGGCGTCACTGACTGGCAGCTGCATCTTGCACGGCGGAGTCATCAAAGCCGGGGATAAAATTGGCGTTGGTGACGGCACGGGCGCGGAGCTGCACGCGCTCAGGAGGAGAGTCGCACTTAATACGGTCAGGCACTTTGACATAGCGGATAACTTCCTTGGTGATGGCCACGGTTTTGGCTTCGCCTTGCTGCTCTGCTTCGGCAGCCTTGGTCTCAACTTCCCGCTGTTGCTGTTCAACTTCAATGCGATGCTTTTCGCGTTCCGATGCCTGCTGCTGTAGTAGGTCGTTGACCCCTGCATTCCATCCTTGGAAGTGTTGCCATTGGCCCCAGCCATACCCAGCCAGAGACAGGGCGGAAACAGTTATCAGGTAGAGACGCCAGTTTAGCATGGTAGTGGCTCCAATAGACTGCGCCTAGTGTACTGCTGCCGGTGTAACTTTGCACACTTCGATATAGGATGGCTTTTGCGCCGCCCTTACTCCCGCGAAGGGAAGAATGAGCAATACTCTCAATAGGTATGCTCAATTCCCTTCTCAAGGGATGGGGTTATCCCTTCTCCCTTTTATCGGGTTAAACAGGTTAAGTTATTGAAAGGAGAGGAAGAAGGAGAAAATCCCTCGTTCAGAAATTTGCCTGTAGCACGGCAACTCCCCTCCCCGTTATTTACGCGTTTTCAGTGCATAACTATATTTTTAGTAAGATAATAACTTTAACCTTGTAATGTGTGCTTCGGCGGTTTATAGTGGTGTCAGATTCATAGAGGGGGTGCACATGAAAAACGTAACCGATGAAATGGAAAAGCTGAATCAGATAACTGAGGGGTACGGCCGTGCATTGCAGGCGAAAGAGTATGGAGATGTCCTCCAATATTTGTGGGCCGCACAGAGTTATCTAGACAAGCTGCCGTATGATACTCCGATGTACCGCAACGGGCACAAGTGGACACGGGCCGGGGAGATGGCTGAGTTCAACCGTAAACGCACTGCGATGTTTCAGAGACTGGCCGGAGGGCGGAAATGGTAGTTCGAACCCGAACCAAGAAAACCCTGACCAAGGCTGAGCAGGCCCGTCAGGTCAAGATGCTCACGGCAATGGGTGAGCGCCTTACCCGCGACAACGTGATTATGTTCATCGCCGGTGTGACGCCAAAGGTGCAGGTGCACAACCGGCTCACGCTCAAGGAGAAGCGGTTAGACATCGTGCAGGCGACGGCAGTATCGGAGACGCCGGTGCAGTGGAACATCGGGCTGTATGCGCTCTGCCGTGGGCCTGACGGCGCGGAGTACATCAAGGGCGAGCTCTGGGCCCTCCCAATGAAAGTACGGCAGCGCAATATCGCCGACTCGCTGAACAAGGCGCATATGGCCTTCATGCGCGAGAGTGTGAATCGCAAGCATCTTCTCACCCTGGGCTGGCTGGCGACGGCCGGCGACTTCCTCGACGAAGAGCAGGCCATGAAGCTGTTCACCTCGACCGGGATTTGGGGCTTGCTGGATGTTGCCGATGTGGCGGAAGATTTGAGCGTCGGCGTGACGCAGTTATTAATTGACAAGGTAGGAAAGTAGGATGTCTAGTTTCGAGTTATTTAGGGGCGACTGTCTTGAGATTATGGCGGAACTTCCGTGCGCAAGCGTCGATCTTATACTGACAGACCCCCCATATGGCACAACCCAATGCAAGTGGGACTCTGTCATTCCGCTGGAGCCAATGTGGGATCAGTTAAAGCGAATCATAAAGCCGAATGGGGCGATTGTGATGACCGCTGCCCAGCCGTTCACTAGCATCCTAGTGTCATCAAACATTGGAATGCTAAAGGAGCATCTTGTGTGGGAGAAGACCACCGCAACTGGGCACCTTAATGCAAAAAGAAAATTTATGAGAGCTCACGAGGATTTACTAGTGTTCTGCAGTAAGCAGCCAACATACAACCCTCAGATGACTCATGGTCACAAAAGAAAAACCGCAAAAAATGTTGATAGGGCGCTAAAGCAATCAGATGTTTATGGTGGCCAATCAGGAGTGACTAGTTATGACTCAACTTCAAGATACCCAAGAAGCGTCATAAAAACATCAACTGACAAGCAGAAGTCAAAGCTTCACCCAACCCAGAAGCCAGTGGCGCTCATGGAATATTTAATAAAGACTTACACCGACGGCGGAGATACAGTGCTGGATTTTACAATGGGCAGCGGCACAACAGGAGTAGCCTGCGCGAACACAGGCCGAAATTTCATCGGCATCGAATTGAACCGCGAATATTACCATGTAGCCCGCAAGCGGATTGCGGAAGCCTATAAAACTAAGGCCCCATAGCAGGGCCTTTTCTCATTCTACGACAGCCGCTCGACTCACAGCCTGCACACCCTCAGCGTCGGTCACTACGACCCAGTAGCGGCCCGCCTCTGACGCCACCAGCTCGCCGCCACCATCAGGCACGTTCACCACCTGCTTGTCGTCCTTGTACCACTGGTAGGTGTATGGGATGGCGCCGGCCTTCGCCACTGCCGTGAGCTTGGCACCAACCGCAGAATCGGCCGGTTGCTTGGCGAAGTACACAGGGCCCGCATCTTCCAAATAAGGCACCTCGAACAGGATACCGCCGGCAGCAACGCCGATGCCGGTCTTATCCGCAAACGGCATCTCGTCAACGGGCGCACCCAGGATGCTCTCATCTGCGATATGCACCATGCCCTCGGCGTAACCGGTGACGCGCTTGTACTGCACAACCCGACGTGACGGCACGTCTGTAACCATGAAAAATCCAGCCATGTTAAACCTCTCTCATTGAGTTAATTTTACGTATAACACCCTCAAAAAGGCGCGGGTCTATCATATCGCACATCTCCTTATACCTATGAGCAATGTCTAACTTTGCGTTGTGCCACGCAAGATGTGCCGCCGCTGGTGTACTGAACCCGCCCAAATGCACGCGAACAGAACCATCTGATATTTGAGCTATGTAACGCATCTTTTTCTTGTGATAAAAGACACCAATTGGAAAATCGCCTCTGGCCGAAGTGTGGGCTGTCGTGAAAGTGTTCAACCACTTCGGTACGAATACGCAAGTATACGGGCTGTATATTTTGTTCTCGGTGACTAGTAAGTCTTTATCGATCTGCCACCCGTCTATGTAGTTCTTGTCAAACCACAATTTAAACGCGGAAAACGTCATCCACTCTCGGCAAACTGTGCACCCCTTGTAGGTTTTATTTGCCTCCTGCCAGTTAAAGTCGTAACACCGCTTTAACATGTTCTTCCATGCGGCATAAGCAGGAATATGCACCCCACCATCACTTATCGGTGATACGTCGTTTACCCCGACACCGAATACTAGTCCAGCCATGTGAAAAGCCTCATAAATAAGCCCCGTTGAGTTTGGTCGATGCCTAAAGCGCGGCATACCTCAACGGGGCTAGAATAGTTGCTTCCTGTTTGCTGCTTCACCGACCAAAGCTAGGCAGCTGTGCTAGTATACTCCGCCTTTAAGATACGCGGCTACCTTCGCGTCTAATTCTGCCATTTCTTTTAGCGTTAGTGGTCTGCCAAATCCGTCCACAGAGGCAGACCTGAACTCTTCGGGGGACATACCAGCGTTACGGAATATCTTGCCGCGTACAGGGCCTAATGCGGCATCCTGAAATGCGGCAGGCTGAAGGGCTAAAAAGTCGTAATAGCTCATATTGGCGTCAATCTGCATACCGCCATCTGCGCCACGGGCCGCCCGCTTCGCCCCAGCGTCGAGAAAGTCGAACTCTGGCGAGACGACCGGCGCAATATTGCTCCTACAATTTGCGTGTGCTGGCGGCAGAGGCCCTTTGCCGAATTCGTACTTCTGGCCGTCACGCGAGCGGCATATGGTCGAGGTGCGGCTGTCCAGCGTCGATATCCACTCGTATTTCTGCACCACGTCGCTATTCTTCTGGAGAGTCAGAAGCCGCGCCTCGGTCGATACGTGGTTCAGCGCGGTACGCACGACCGTCGCCGCGTGGCGCTCTGATACATCGCCGAGGCCCCCAGCACCGACCACCTGCTTGACAATCTGTCGTGTTGTCTGGCCCTGCACGAAGCCGGATTTAACCCCTTGCACCAGCCGCGCCACCTCGGCCTCTTTCCACCCCTGCACCAGCTGCATGAACTCGACGGGCTTACCTTCCAGCGCCAGGGGCTGAAACTTGATTGCGCTCCAGACCTGCTCTGGCGTCGGGGTAGTGAAGTTGACCCCGGTTGCGTCTGTCATCGTGTCGGAAGCCCATTTGGCCTCGTACTTGGCCAGTTCCTGCAAATCGGCAACTAGCTTCTCATCCCAGTCGCTGCCGAGTGCGTAGAGCGTCTCGGTCAAGTCCTTGAGCATTGCCGACAGCTTGGCCTTGGTGCGGCTCTCGTCACCGAACGCCAGCACCTGCTTCTTGACCTCTCGGCGCATCTCTTCGATGAAGGGCGCGAGCTGATTTACTTCGCTGGTCGCGTTGCGCTGGAGCCAGATTTGGTGGCTGATGAAGGCGGAGATGAGGCTCATGCTTCACCCCGGCGCTGCACAACCGCCTCAGATAGCGCCTGCATCGCGCAATACGCCTCACCGATAATCAGGGTTGGCCTGTTGCCGTTGGCCCAGCCGTGGTACACGTTGTCGTCAGTATCGACCATGACCATCAGCACGTTGGCGATGTGGCCTTGTTTTGCCATGGAAAGCGCCTCTTCTAGCCGCTCGATTACATTTGCACCCGCGTCGCCAGGTGCGGGGAAAGACTTGATGTTGCCCATGCGGTTCCTCTCCTCTAGTGCCAAGAGTGTACCGCACAAAACTAGGTGTTGCACCTTTCAGAATATTAGCATACTATAGTTTTAACAGTGCGGCGCGGGGCTGCACTTACTTAGCAGAGGTGGGAAATGACACATTGGATTCCAGCCGACCAAAGTCCTGTTGTAGAACTAGGCGGCACTATGCATGTTTGGGTGTGCGTGCGGAATGCGCAAGGTGAACTTTGCGCACGAGACGGGTACTTCGTAAACCACCCATTAGCGGAACGCGACGAAGATGGCGAGTATCCTGAATGGGTGTCTCTCAATTGTGACGGAGAGCCCGCAGATTTTGTCGGCTTCGCCGAGCTGTTGAGCCATCCGGACTATGACGGGTATTACGAGCCACTGCGCGGTGTGTCGCATTGGGCAGAAATTGACTACCCCATCCCGCCCACAATGTAAAACTAAGGCCCCATAACGGGGCCTTTTTTTATTGTTGCAAATCTTGGTTTGCAATTAACGGGATATCTCCTGCGACCCGTTGCACCTGTTGAGCACTAGGCATAGGCTGGTTCTCGATAGCCGTCTTAATGTCTTCGTCAGACCAGTCTGTTACCCCCGCCCGGCGCAGCGCTGCATAGAACGCCGTTGCCGGTAGTAGCCCTGCATTAATCTCGGCCATCCATGCGGACCGATCCTGTGCCGTCATCGGTAGCAAGAAAAATTCAGTATTGAGCTTGAACTCGATACCAGCGTCAGAGACGCCCATCGCCAGCGCCACCCATTTCAGCGCCTGGGTGTAGGCCGAGCTCACGTTGTTGGCAATCGTGGCCATCACAGAGGTGTCGGCCCCGCGCTGCAACCGCGCCGACTCCGCCGTAATCTGCTGGCTCGGGGTGATGAGCTGGGCGCCAATCTGGATAGCCTGCTGTTCTTTCTGAAGCATGTTCTCCTTGGCGAGGTTGTTGGCCTCGGCCTGCACCAGAAACGCATTACCCCCTGCACCGATATTGTGGCCGCTGCGGCTGCCCATCTTCACACCGTTGGGATTCGCCTCTTGGAACACCTGCAAGCTCATTGACTCACCGGGGGCGATGAATAGCGTGGGCTGGCCCACCACAAAGCTCGATTCCTCATTGTCGGCTGAGTTGCGGAAATGCCCGATATTCAGCTCTGCCAACGGCAACAACGGCGCGTCGTCGATGGTGTGGTCGTTGTTGGTCGCGCCGATGAACGTGAACGGGATGACGCCCGGCTCAAGATTGCCCATCTGCGGGAAAATCTCGACTACCTGGCCGTCCAGCAGCGCGCCTTTCGAGTCGTACCTGTAGATTCGCTGCCGATACTTGCCGTCGACGCTATCGAGCACCCGGTATTGCTCGCCCACCTGGTAGTTGAACTCGTCCTGGCCACTCTGGTATTCGTACTCCTCCCGGAGCACGACCATAACGATACGATTTACGGACCCGATGCGCTCAGTGCGCCAGTTGATGATATTCTCTGCCGTGTAGTAGGCCAGTACCGGATTCAGCAGGCCGGCATTCTGCTCGGCCATCGTAGCCGCCTGGACGTTCGGCGCGTCCACCAGCAAACCGCCACGGCCCAAGGAGTCCAGCTCTTGCAGCGTGTCCTGCGCCTGCTGCCACAGACCCACGCCGGAGCCGTCCGCATTCTCCAGCAGGTATTCCAGCTGCGTCGGGATAGTCTGTTCCGGGTCTTTGCGCATCACAGAGCCGACCATCCCTGACAAAGTGCGCTTGGTGAAGTTGTAGCAGATGGCGCCTTCCTCGTACTCCTTCTGACGGGCGGCGCCGTAGGTGCGGTCCGGCTCGTTCTGGCCGACGTCGCGCAGATAGCGGATGAGGTCACCCGCTACCGCGTGGCGCACCTTCTGCCACACTGCCAGCGCCTTGTCATAGCTCCGATGGCGCGTCTTGACGCCAGAGCCGTAGTTTACGTTTGCGGTCATTGCAGCTCCTCGAATGTATAGTCCGGGTCGTGCGGGACATCGTCATGCACAAACACTCGGCCGCCCCCGCAATCCATCTGGATAATTTCGCCGGAGTCGTCACGCTCGGGCTCGATGTGCTTTTGGCAGAATGGGCAATAGAAAGAATCAGTCATAAAATCCTCGTCACAGAGCGAAAGTCACCGGGATGTGTACCGGGGCCTTGTTGCTTACAGGGTACAGGTAATCGACAAAGTAGCCAATTGCCGTTGTGATGTGCTGATACTGGTTCTTCTGGTCTTCTTGGAACGCCGACCCTTGTTGCAACTGAACAGTGGCTAGGCCCTTGTGGCTCCACGGCGCTGTTTGCGGGTTTACGTACAGGCTGACGGCACCATCGGCGGTCTTAATCTTGGCCCGCACGGCGTTTTGCCGGTCTTTGATGGCCGGATGCGCCGGCTTAACCCGGCGCTCAAACGTCCAGCCGTTCGCTCGCAGCACGTCCTCAATGTCGTTATAGTCGGAGTTGTGCCCGTGCTTTTCACCCGCCCGACCCGCCGGGTCGCCGTAGATGTAAACGTGCTTGTTCTTGTGCTCCTTGAACTTCTCCACGAACTCGAGGGCCGACTGACGCGACACGGCGCTGATGAGCACGATTTCGTCAAGCAGATAGACGTCAGCCCCGTTGCGGATTACGGCAACCGATGACGACAGCGGGGTAAAGTTCTGGTCGTGCATCCAGTGCAGCGACTCATGCGGCTCAATAGTCGCGTTGGTGTAATTGTCCTTGGAGTAATCCTCGTAGATTTTGCCGTTGGCAGTCTCGAAGCTCGCCTCGAACTCCTGATTGTACTGCTTGCGGCTCATAATCTTGCGAGCCTCGGCGGCCATCTCTGGGAATATCTCGGCGGTGGTCCAGTGGAACACCTCGTAGTCTTCCGAGACACCGGCGTCCGCAGCTTGGCACAGGTCATAATAGTGGTTCAGACCGTCCGGCACCCCGAGCAGCCAGCACCAAGCCCGGTAATCCGGTCGAGTCGGGTTCACGGTGTTCAGCGCGGGGTAGATGTTCGCCTCCCAGGCTTCGGTCTTGAGGTCCGCAAATTCGTCAATGCCGCCGCCCGTCCACGGGATGCCCTCGATACGCTGTGGCTTGTCCAGCCCGATAACGTGAATCTCCGAGCCGTTCGGCAGGTAGATGATGAGCTCGGATTCGGATGGCCGACGCGGATGGGTGCATGACAGCGTGAATGATTTCAGGTCATCCCAGAAAATCTTCTTGGCCTGTGCGTGGGTCGGGGCCGCCGCGAAGTACATGCCCGGAATCTTGAACGCCTGCTTGACCAGAAACCGCTTGAACCGCTCAGTTTTACCGGAGCGGCGGCCCGACGGAACAAGAGGGAACCGCCGCCCGTTCCCGACCGCCTCAATCAGCCGCAGCTGTACCGGATGGTCCTTTAGCTCGTACCATCGCGCCTGCTGGCGCTCCAGCATCAGGTTGCTCATGACGGCAGTTTCTCGATGAGGTTGCCGAGCTGTTGCGCCAAGTCCTGCACCGGGCTTTCCTGCTTCGGCTCAGACATGCCGTGGTGGCATTTGAGCGCAAACATGACAAAGCTGCCAACACCAAGGGCCGTCCCTGTTTCGATATAGAAAGACTTCTGTAACTCCATCGCTGTCGCGTGTGCCTCCGCGAACTCAGGGTGCTTAGACATCCAGAGGCCCACCGTCCGCTGGCTTATGCCCATATGCCGGCACCAGCGTCCGATGGTGGGGACTTTATCCACGGGCACTACCTTTGGCGTGCCCTTCGCGTCGTACTGGACCTCCCACGGGGTGCGGTCGAAGAAGTCGATTAGGGCTTTGCAATACTCGGGGCGGTATTTCGTTGGCTGCCCTGTCCCGAAATACCCAGGGGGCAAGGGGTCGCCCGGCTTACGCACGGGGGTGACTCCTGCAACTCCGGGGGGCTTGGGTTTGCCGATTCTCATATGGGGTAACCTCTTTGCTATGCGCTGCGACCATCGCAACACGATAAGACATGCCCAGCACATCATAGCGCAATTGTATAGAGGTTTTTACAGGAGGGGAAATAGAAAAACCCGAGGGCTTGCAAACCTCGGGTTCTTGTTATCAAAGCTACTCGCAATAGCAAAACCGATTTTATCGCTCCTCGTTGCGTAGCCCTACACAACTGGGGTTGCACTTTCACTTTCGCCCGCTAGCTGTTAAAGGTTACCAGCCTTGCTATCGCAGGCGATTGATGCCGTCTCGGTTACAGCGGATTTGCTAAGTGCAACCTCAGTTGTGTGCTCTCCGCTCCATCTCTCGACGGTGCTCGGAGCTTACCGGATTAGCCCTCCGAGTGGGCGCCTTATTTATCGCTCAACCGACTACCTGAAGAAGTCTGCCGTTTCGACCGCGATGGCGGTCTGGCTGGTTGCCACTTTCTGGCCCGAGGTGGGCTCTTGCAAGTTGACTGGATTCCGCTCAAGGCAAAGCGTCACCAGTAGCGACATAATCAGAAAATCAACCATGTTGGTCTCCTTGTCGCTATGCCGGTTACAGCGTCCGGCGAGCTATTGCGGCGTATCGGCGACTGCCAGTGCCTGCTCTGATGTGATGGCCAGTGCTGAACTCCGGCTTACTGATTTCGAGGGCTAAGCCTCAACGCCCATAAGGGTCAGTGTCGTACCAACTAGCTATCAGCCCGCGCAGTGCATAGCTAGTTGTCAGCCTGCGCATTCACCACAAAACGAACTATACACGGCTAATTATAGTTTGGCGATTACTTCTATGGCCACGTCAAAAACATCACGAGATACACCAGCACGTGGCCGCCGATGAAAATCCACCCGGTCGGGTCGGCCATACTAACCCTCGTCTGCAAGCAACCAAGCCGAATCGAACCACGCATCAGCCGGGCCGTCGTAGTTGATTTTGTTCACATACCAGCGGTCGACGACACTGGCGAACCGGGCAAACGTCTTCGGGCCACCGATGAGGTAGACGTGCTGGGTTGCCGTGTGTCGCACATAGTCGCGCAGCTCTTGAGGCGTGGCGAATCGCTCGGCGGGTATGATGGCCCTCCCCGGCAGATGCGGCAGCGTCCGCAACGTGGCCGCCCCGACGATTATCTCATGGCCCCAGGTCATCTCCCTGAACCAACGCAGGTCGGCCTTGTCGTGCCACGGCAGGCGGCCACGGAGGCCCATCTGCCCGCGCTGCCCGACCGCTGCGATTGCGAATAGGCTAGGCATGACCGGCTTCCTCCACTCGATAAGCCCTGCGCAGCTCGCCCATTGCGGCCCGCCAGAAGATTGCCCGACGCCAGCCAGTTGAGGCCAGCGCCATCTGTGCCAAGTCCTGCGCTACGGAGAGCGCGGCGCTGTTAGTTGGTCGTTTCATAGCTCAACCCCCGCCCGCTCTGCTTCCTGCCTCAGACGATACGACCGGTGTAATTGCTCACATTGTGCACCCGGTGTGTAGGCCCCCGTATCGACGAACGACCAATACATCCCGTCATAGGCCACAAGGCGGCGTTCTGTATATTTCCGCCACAAAAAGGCGGAGGTAGTAACGTCCACCCTCGCAAACAAGCGCGCCGCATCCGACTCGACCATCTCGAAATTACTTAATTCCATATCTCTTCACCTCTGCGTTGTTGATGGATAGACTTTAGCGCGGCGCGGTTAGTTGGTCGTTTCATAGTTCCGCCCGCCCCTGCCAGCCGGTCCATGCGCAATCAACCCATGTAGTGCGATAGCTGCCATCGGCCGATTTCAAAAGAACATTTTCCACATAGGCATAACCGCGCGACTTTGCTTCTGCTAAGACCCACTTTTCAAACTGCTCACGTTCTTGCTCCATGTCTCTGCACCTCTGCGTTGTTGATGTAGAGACTTTAGCCCGCTAATAGTTATCCGTCAAGCAGCAAAAAGCCCCATTTCGGGGCCTGCGTCACATTATTCTGAGAGTTGCCGTCTGAGCAGCTCTAGCTCGGCGTTGGCCTTCCTGGCGTTCAGCACCTGCACCCAGATGGTCACGACTGTCAACGCCACACCGGCAACCGCCCCCATGAACCCGATGTTGGTCTGTAACCACCCCATCACTTGGGCGAGGCTGAATCCCGTGGTGCTCGTGCCGATGGCGGCGGCTACCCGGGTGTCACCCAGAGTCGTCTGTGCGGAGGCCATCAGCTTGCTTATCACGCTCATACTTCACCGCCATTCTTATGATGCACACCCACACCCGGACGCACAGTAGAACTAGCAGCAGAAGCGCCCATACGGCGTACAGCCAGTCGTCGGCGGCCATTCAAACCCTCGTTAATCAGCGCCGCCATCATGGCGATATAGACCACAGAGCAAACCGCGTCATAAGGGGTCGGCGGGAGATAGAGATACCAGGCGATGAGGCCCGCCGAATTCACGACGAGGAAGACCCCAGAACACACGCCGGTTAGTACACTGGCCCTGGATGGGCGCTTGATGGCGACGACTGCAAATGCCGTCGCCGAGTCGATGAGAATCAGGACGACGTACCGGGCCCACTGCTCCATGCTCGGGCTGTAGAACGAGTGCAGCGCGTACATGGCACAAAACGCCGCAGCGGCTGCCGAGCGGGCATATACTGCGGACACACAGCAGAGGGCAAACAGTACGTCGTTGAGGCTCATGGCTACTTCTTCGGCCGCTGCGAGCCGTTGCCAGCTGCGCGGGCCTTGGGGCGCTGCGAGCCGTTGCCAGCTGCGCGGGCGGCGCCAGGGTCTTTCTTCGGTTTCTTCGAGGCCATCTTGCTTTCTCCGTTGGTGTATGATTGCCCTGAGTATACGGGCGTTTCGTGTACAACCGCAACTAACGAGGTCTCCAATGGACATGTTCGATGTGATTTTCGACAGGGTGCTCGGTCACGAGGGTGGTTACCAGGCCGACCCACGCGACCGGGGCAACTGGACGGGTGGCGAAGTCGGGAATGGCGAGCTGAAGGGCACAAAGTATGGCCTGGCGGCCATGACCTACCCCGAACTCGATATCAAGGCACTGACGCTGGCTGACGCCCGAGCAATCTACCGACGAGACTGGTGGAACGGGCTGTTTATGTACCGGTGGCCCCGCGCCATGCAGTACCAGATGTTTGACGCGGCATTCAACCACGGCATCGGGCGCGCCAACCAGTTTCTGCAATGGGCTGCCGGGGTTGAGCAGGACGGCAAGGTCGGGCCGGCCACTCTAGCGGCGGTCGAGGCCATGGATGTGAACGACTTGCTGCTCCGGTTCCTTGCCAAGCGCCTGCGCTATTTCACTGAGGTTAAGACCTGGGATGCCTATAGCCGTGGGTGGGCTCGTCGCGTCGCCCAGTGCCTCGAGTATGCAGCGGAGGATAACTGATATGAACTTTGCCATTGGATTGATTGTGCGGGGCCTCACTGCCTTCCTGACCCGGCTCCTGGTGTCGCTGGCCAGCGAGCAGATGATCGCCTGGGTTTTCTTCCGCGTTGCCGATGCCGTTGTGAAGTCCACGGCCACGGACAAAGACGATCAATGGCTTGAGAAGCTGCGAGAGGTGTACCAGAGCAAATGAGAAAGGCCCCGGTATGGGGCCTTGTTTATGCTATTCAGTTTTGTTCGCCTGCTCAAAATCCTTCACTGCCTGTCGCCCTTTCGCTGTCTTTTGATAATTCCCGAACCCAAAACGTGTTGGCTCTATGAGCCCGTCGTCTAACAGTCTTTCCGCTGTCGCAGGTAGGCACTGCCACCAACGAGACGGCTTGAACGTTTTAAGTAGATTGTACTCGCGCTTTCCGATCATCCCATTCACCTCTGCTTGTTTGACACAGACACTTTAGCCCGCTAATAGCCGAGGGTCAATACAGGGCGTGTATATTAGAATTTACTGATACACGAACGCACCGCCCGTCTCATGCTGCCATGCTGCCATGCTGCCATGCTGCCATGCTGCCATGCTGCCGTGTTGCACTGCGACTTGGCCGCCCGGTTGATTCTTGTTGCTGCCGTTTTGTCTCTCCCATCGCGCGGGTACAAGTACAGGCGTACCCATAGGGGGCGGTAGCTAAAGCGGTAGCACCCCATAGGGGGCGCCCTAGTACTGCTTATCCCTCGGCAGCTTATCCTTTTTGTAAGTCGTTGAAAGGAGAGGGCGGGATAGAGGGAAACTGGGTACGATTTATATAGGGTCAGTTCTTGGGAACATTTAAATGGGTTTTTATTGGCTTTTTGCTGCTGAAAACGTATCCTACTAACTGACCGATTACGGAGCCCAATTTATGAGAATATTCAGTAAGAGGCCGCCCGTCGACAGCGACAAAAAGCAGCCATTCACAGACAGGGGCGCTAAGTGGCACGACCAGTTTCGCTACGAGCCGTTGAGCGGCAAATTGCTCCGGCTCTCTGACGGTTCGGTCGTGGATGACGTTGCCGACGATAGTTACGCAACAACCGGAGCGCCGGACCTGCTGCCGGGGTGCCTGGTGCACATCGCCGATAAGTCAGACATACCGGTACACAGGATCATCTGGCGCATGGTCAATGGCCCGATTGCCAAGGGGCTTATGGTCAAGCACAAGAATGGAGACGTGACCGACAACCGGCTGCGGAATCTGACTCTGACGATGTGCAAGCCAAAAACGGAAGTGCCGGCGCGAGTGCGTCAGAAGCGGGTGGTCAGCCGGGCGGGCGGTAACAATACCTCCGGGTATCTGGGGGTGACGTACGTCAAGCGCCTCGATATGTACAGGGCGCGCATTACCGTTGCCGGTAAGACATACGAGCTCGGGAAGTTCAATACAGCTCTGCAAGCGGCACGAGCATATCAAGAAGCGAAGAAACGTAAGGAGAAGGCATGAACAGCATCGATTTCAGCAAGGCGCCGGAAGGGGCTACGCATTACTGCGCCTCCAACGGCGAGTTTTACCGCGGAACTTCGTCCCGGATTGAAGTGTGGTCGCACGTGCGGAGCCGTTGGTTCCCGCCGCAAACCTTCAATAGTCTGTCCGCGTTAACACCAATACCGGCCTTCGAGCCGTTCACCAGTTGCGAAGACGCACAACCCACTGGCAGCAAGCACGACTCCGGCAAGCCGCTGATGGGCGCGGTACCACCGAACGCCCTGCTTGCCGTGGCCAAGGTGCTGACGTTCGGCATTGAGAAGTACGGCCGCGACAACTGGCATCAGGTCGAGAACTTAGAGACCCGCTACATGGACGCCGCATTGCGCCACATCAACGCCTACCAGCGCGGTGAGCAGCTAGACCCTGAATCTGGCGAGAACCACCTGGCCCATGCCGTGTGCAGCCTGATGTTCATTTTGGAGAAAGAACTATGAGAATCACATTTAAACAGTTACAGGTTGTCGCTCAGCATAAGTGGGTAGATGGGGAGGGAAAAAGAAGGCAGAAAACAAAGAGGTTTACTATGACACTCAACCCATATAATCGAAACCCGGACGGTACGGTAAGGACCGAGCGGGAAATCCTAGCGGCGCTAAACGCACAGAAAGCTGCGTGGTTTGAAGAGATGCGTGGTATTAAGTAACACCAAAACCCCGCCACTGTGCGGGGTTCTTTTTAAGGGCCTTCCGGCCCTTTTCTCATTCTAAGTCGGCATCGTCCGCTCGGGCCTGGTCGTCGGTGTGGTCATCCGGCTTGGTTGGTATACGGTACGATAATCCCCGCCCCTCTTTGCCGTTCAGCAGTTGGCCGCTCTTGTCCTTACCAAAGGTGACCATGCCACGCTCGGATAGGGACTTTAGCGCTGGCCTGCGGCCGCCACCTGGGCCCGCAATCTTGATTATCTCCGACTGGGTGTATCCGTGCGACTTATCCTCGGCATCTTGCAGCTGTTCCAGCGCTGAGAATACCGCCCGCTCATCGCCCTTTAGTGCGCCGTCATTGTCGCGCTTGGCCCCTTTGGCAGCAGTGCGGGCCGCGCCACCCGCTGCCGTATCGAACGGGGCGACGGCCACTGGTATCAGCACCAGCGTCTCATCGCGCGGCGTGGCGTCGAATGGCTTGACAACCAGCTCGCCCAGGTACTCGGAGAAGTCGGGCGCCAGCTTATCTGACTGGAGCGCCGCAACGGCGTCGGCCACACCTTCGGCAACCTCGATTTTGCACTTGGCCAGCATGAACCCCCGCGGTAACTGCTTCTGGCAGCCCCGCGCTTTCTCCATGTAGAGGTTCAGCTGTAGCGGCTTGGCCTCGTCTGGCTGCTCGATGAAATAGACGAAATCCACCGCGCCGTGCAGAGCCCCCGAGCCGCGACCGTGGCGACGGGTGCCTTTCTCTGACTTGGCCGGGTGGTGCACGACGCCAGCGCACCCGCCAGTTGCATCGGCAATCGCCTTGAGCGCGGTCGCCACTGCACCCATGTCTGATGAACTGTTCTCGTCGAACGGCTCGGCGCCGAGCGCCACAGTCTGGTTCAGCGAGTCAAACGCCACGATGCCGACTGGCTCGGTACCGGCTTTCTCACGGATATAGCGCAGGATAGCCCTGCGCCCTGGCTTACTCAGCAAGTCCCACCCCTCGGCCTGCAAGTCTACGATGTGCAGCCAGTCCAGGCTATCGCCGTAGGTCTTCTGGAGGGCCTGCTTGCGGTCGAGCGTGGTGCTGCCGCCCTCGGCGTCGAAGTAGAAGCAGTGGGATTTGATGACCTTGGCCCCGGCGAACGGGATGCCGGCTGCCACACAAGCCATCTGACCCAGCAAGTAGAACGATTTTCCGATGTTGGACTCGCCGACCAGCTCGAAAGAGCTCTTGAAGTTGATGAGCCCCTCGATAATCGGATCTCGCTTCGTGAACAAATCAGCGGGCGCGTCCATCAGGTCTTCGTCGTGGCATAGATGCGCCTCAAGGCCATCGGCCGCCGCCTCAATCTGCGCGGCGTGGACGTGCTCCAGTTCTTCCTCGTCCATGTACGGCAGCAGTTCGGCGAGCTGCTTCTTGCTGATGTTGTGGGCCTCGGGCAAGTAATGGTTCGGGACACCCGTCAGTTGCAGGGCCAGATGCTGGTGGCTGTTTAGCTCTCGGCAGTGGGAGTGCTGGCAGACGAAACGCACTTCCGGGTGCAGTGAGTCCGGCAGCATGATGGCCGTATCGCCGTCGGTGCCGTCGCGCCCGTCTGTGTGGCTCATGTAGTTGGGGCATTGCACCGCCCAGCCCCGGCCCGACGCCATCATGTCGAGGCCCATTTCGAACGCCCATCCGGCAATCGCCTGGCTGTTCTCGCTGGCTGCCGCGCGCGAGGCATCCGACCATGTGGTGTTGCCATTCTCGGACGGGGGCTCGTAACTGCCGTTGAGCATCTGGGACACGCGCACCGGTTTCCCGTCACTCTCCCAGCACTGGGCATTGTACGGCGGGACGAACATGATGCGGGCACGTTGGCAGGCCGTCAGGTCAACGCCGGGGGCGTCAATCAGGCCGAGGGTGTTCAGGAACGAATGCTGGACGTGCCAAATCTCGTCGGCATCCATCGGGCGATTCGTCGGGACGAGGAACCGCACAGCCCGCACGTCATCTCCGCCTTTGAGCGCGTGACGGTCAGAGCTAGTACCGTGGGCAAAAAACGCGATGCCGCGCTTAGTCAGCTCGCGGGTCACACTGCGCACTTGGCGCGTGGTTACGCCATCCAAGTCAATGAAGAGGATGGAGCGACCCAACACGGTGTCGTTGCTGCGCACTTTATCCACGGCAGCCGCGATGTAATTTTGCTGCTTTTTCTTCTTGTCGTACTCGGCCTTGGTCTCGGACCCGGTGAACTCGACGCCCAGGGAGGGCTCGTCGATGTAGTCCATCATCTCGGCCACGAACTCGGGCCAAGTCATGTCGAAGTTTTTAGCGCGGCGGGATTTCGCATCGTTGCCGATTGAGAAGATGATGTTGTCCATTCGTATACCCTGAGCGGTTGCATTTTTGTGCCAAGACGCGATAATACACTCATCGGCCCTTGAGCGGTGCTGATTTTTGCCTACCTCTGCGGCCCGTACCTAACCAGTACGGGTCTTTTTTTTTATCTATAAAGACCACAGCAGCAATACGAAGGCCAGCACTTGCAGAACAAAAGCCGATGCTAACAGATGGCGGTCTTCACCGCCTTTGCGCTGGATATAGGCCCCGCCAAACAGAAGCATTGAAACAAAAGACTGTAATGCCAGAAGCAGATAAACGTTCATGCCCCGACCCCCTCTGCCACTTCCTCACCAGTAGCCAGCCAGCGGGCGTCGCAGTGCAGCGCATCGGCCAGCTTGAACAGCACATCCATGTTCACGCTCTGAATGTACCCGCTGCGCAGATGGCTGATGTAGCCCTGGGAGGCGCCGATGGCATCGGCAACGTCCACCGCACGGAGCCCAAGCGCCTTGATGCGACGCGCCACGCGGCGATTGAACCCATTCTTTTTCTTTGCACGACCTGCCATTTTTAATCCCTCGATGTATAGTTGACGCCTCATGATACGAGAGAAACGGCACGGTTAGCAACCTAATAAAATATTTTGATAAAGTGCTTGCACATCACTTTAACCGTGTAATAAGCTTCATCTCGTCAACCGACACTAACCCCATAGAGGACTAAGAACATGATGGACAAATTTCTTGCACTGCTCGAGCGTTTCGTGGTCGCCCATGAGCTGCTGGCCGCCAACTCCGCCAAGCCTGCCGCTGCCGTGGTAGCTCCTGCTGCCCCCGAGCCGGTCGCCGAAGAAGCCCCGAAGGCCCCCGCCAAGCGCACCCGTGCCCCGGCTAAAGCCAAGGCCGCGCCGGTAGAGGAAGAAGAGGAGCCGGTTAATCCCGCCAAGGGCAAGAAGGCCGCGCCTGACCTCGACACCCTGCGCGACGAGATCAAGACCATGGCCACCCACATTGCCGAAGGTGAAAGCGACGAGTGCGCCGACGAGTTCGATGACCTGCTCGAAGACTTCCGCGTCCGCACCGTGACCAAGATCTCCGACGCCGACGTCGAGGACTTCCACCGTCTGGCAAAAGAGCTGGTCGGCAAGTATTACGAGATCGAAGACTAAGCCAACCCGGCCCCGGCGCGTCCGGGGCTTTTAACGCAGAGGTGAGATATGGGCTACAAGCTTTACACCGCAAAAGACACCCGCGACGGGCGCGATATGCTCTGGCTGCACTGCACTAAGACCGCACGCGTGGCACAGTTCCACCCTAAAACGGCAGTATCGCGCATAAAGCGCCTGACGGCCGTTGCCCCCGGCGGGATTACCTGGTCGCCCGAGGGTGATTTGCTGAAACACGGCACCGATGTTCAACTGATTGAGAGCTGGAATTGATATGAACCAGGCAACAGAGAAACTCATAAAGCGTGCCAGAGCTTGCATCAGCATGGCCGATACCGGAGGCCTACAGGTAAGCGGGCCAAACATAAAAGTTACCGCATTTTACGAAGCCCCCGCTTTGCTAGAAGAGGCGATAGCGCAGCTAGAAAAGCTCGCGACGGAACTCGCTAACACCGAGAACCAACTTTGCGAGGCTGACGCAATGGTGCAGGAACTTCAAGAGATAATCGACAGCCGAGGGTAGGCATGAAAATAAAATCAACCAAAGCGCCGACCGCCGAGCACGCGCTGCTCTCACCGTCGGCGGCGAAGAAATGGCTCGGCTGTCCTGCGTCGCTGGCCTGCGAGGCGGATATACCGAACGAGTCGGGAGCGGCGGCGGTCAACGGCACCGCTATGCACGCCCTGGCCGAGTATGCGCTCGTCGCGCACCGGGATGGCCTGTACGGCCCGGCGTTCAGTGTGGAGAAGTGGTTCCGGCCGTCTAGCGGGGCGGCTGCGACGTACGTCCGTAACGAGGGCAAAGGCCCCATCGGGAAGGGGGCCCCTCCGAAGGGGGCTGTCGTGATAACCGATGATTTCGTGACCCAGGTCTCGAAGTATGTGGATTACTGCCTGCCGATTATCGCCGCTGCCGATGTGGTCGAGGTTGAGGCCAAGGTTCCGCTGACGCGCATCCTGCACCACGGCGTGGAGCTCAATGGGGGCCCCATCGAGACCTTCGGCACCGCTGACTTCGTGGCGCTGCTCCGCAATCCGGACGACACCCACACGCTTATCGTGGGCGACCTCAAGACCGGCCGGCACAAGGTAAACGCGCTGGAAAACCGGCAGATGATGCTCTACGCGCTGGGCCTGCTGCGCAAGTACAGCCGCACCTACGATATCAGCGCCGTGAAGCTGTTCATTTTCCAGCCGTATGCGGGGGGCGCCGACGAGTGGGACACAACACCGGCAGCGCTGGAGCAGTTCGGCAAATTCGCCAGCGACCGGGCGCTCAAGGCCCTGGACGCCTACCAGCGCGGCAAGAAGGGCCTCAAGGCCGCCGATTTCAGGCCCAGCGCTGACGCTTGTCAGTGGTGCCGGTTTGCGGAGCAGTGCGGCGCCAAGACCCGACACGCCTCGCATGTCGTGGACGAGCTGGTGGATTTGGGCGGTATCGAGTTGGGCCCGCAAGCGCTCAAAGCCGAGTGGGACAAGCTGCCGCTGCTGCGCCAGCACATCGAGACTATCGAGAAGGCGTTCTATAAGTCCGTGTCCGCCGGTGAGCAGCCGACGCACAAGCTGGTCGAGGGGCGCCCAGGTAACCGGAGCTGGTCTGATGTGGCTGCCGTTGAGAAGCTGGCAGAGGAGCGATTCATGGACAAGTCCGTGATGTACAAGTCAACGCTGATGTCGCCTACTGAAGCTGAGAAAGCGCACAAAGGTACAGCAGCTTGGGCTGAACTTGAGAAGCTCGTCACCCGCAAACCGGGCCAGCCGTCCATTGCGGCAGCCGACGACAAGCGCCCGGCGTGGACGCCGGTATCAGACGAGGATTTGGCATGATTCTGGGTATCTGGCTCGCAGTGACTGCGATTTTCTGGGCGGTAGTGTCGTACCGCCTGTATCGCTCGACGCAGAAAGACCGGGGCTACCGCGACCCATACGCAGAGCGTGAAGACATCGAGGACGCCTCCTGTGCGTTTATGCTGATGTGGGTTTTGAGCGGCTGGCTACCGTGCGCCGCTTGGGTAATTATCTCTTGACTCTACTTTAGCGAGCTAATATAGTTCGTGTTACCGGCTCGGCGGGTTCCGAGAGTTCACTGAAAATGGGAAACTGGAAAATGGGTATCAAACTGAATCTGAAAAATGTACGTATTGGCTGGGTTAACGTGTTCGAGAAAGCCGCTGACTCCGTTGGCGACGACGGCAAAGCCATCAAGGGCAAGTACCAGGCCACTATCTACATCGACAAGGACGACCCGCAAATCAACCAACTCGACGCTACCGTGTTGGAAGTGCTGACTGAGGGGCTGAAATCCGCCAAGGCTGCCGAAAAGTGGATGGACCGCAACTACGGCTTCGGAAACCACGCGGACAAGTGCTGTGTGCGTGACTTGGCCGAGCGTGATAAGCCAATAGAAGGGCTGGAAGAAGGTCTGTATCTCAAGGCCACCAACCAGAAGCGCCCGCTCATTATGACCTCGATTGGCGAGAAGCAGACCGAACGCGGCCTTACCATCGACGGTGACGACATCGAGGGCAAGGAGGTGTACGGCGGCTGCTACGCCAACGTGTCCGTCGAAATCTTCTGGGTGGAGAAGTTCAAGCTCTTGGGTGCCTGCCTGCTGGGTGTCCGCTTCCGTAACGACGGCGAGGCGTTCGGCGGTGCTGGCGAGACTGCCACCGATGACGACCTCGGCGACGATGACGACGCACCGGTCCGCAAGCCAAAGGCTCGCACCAGCCGCCGCGACGAGGAGGAAGAGGAAGCCCCGCGCCGCAGTCGCCGGTCTCGCGTCGAAGAAGATGACGAGGACGAAGAAGAGGAAGAACGTCCGCGCCGCCGTAGCCGCTAAGAATCGGCGTACCATCAGAGCCCGCCTAGTGCGGGCTTTCTTTGCAGAGGGAATCATGAGCTTCAAGCACCTATTCATTGACCACGAATCATTCTCGGCAGCTGACCTCAAGAAGCAGGGTTCGTACGCATACGCCGAACACCCGGCAACAGAAATCATGCTCACAACCTATGCGTTCGACGACGGGCCGGTCTACTGCTACGACGCGACTGACGGCGGCCCGATGCCGCGTGACCTGCGCCGAGCATTGCGCCAGTTCGCCAAGGGCTGCACTGGCGAAGATGGGCCGCGCATGGTCGGGGCCAACTACCTCATGTTCGACCGTCTACTCCTGCGCGAGTGTTGGGGCTACAACATCGACCCGCGCAACATCATCGACACCATGGTGCTGGCCTTCCGTCACGCCCTCCCCGGCAGCCTGGCGGCGCAATGCGAGGTGCTGGGCGTGTCAGAGGACTTGGCCAAGGACAAGCGCGGCAAGGCGCTGATACAGCGCTTCTGCAAGCCGACGCCGAAGAACTACAAGGTGCGCCGGTACGACAAGACCACGCACCCGCAAGAGTGGCGGGAATTCGTCGCCTATGCTAAGTCCGACATCACGTCTATGCGCGAGGTGTTCTACAAAATTCCGACGTGGGGAAATAGCGCGTTCGAGGATGCCGTGCTTGCCGTTGACCAGCGCATCAACGACCGGGGTTTCTACGTAGACACGGCGCTGGCCAATGCAGCCATCGAAGCGGTGAAGAAGCACAAGGCAGAGTTGCAAGCCGAGGCTGCCGAGAGGTGGGGCTCAAGCCTAACCGGTGCGGCCTTCATCCCAACACTGCAAGCACTGGCGCCCGCGTTCGATATACCCAACGCCCAGAAATCCACGCTCAACGACCTGCTCGCAGATGAAGACCTGCCGGATGATGCACGGACGCTTATAGAAATGCGCCTCGGGGCGAGCTCCACGGCATCGACCAAGTACAACCCGCTGCTGCTGGGTCTGTCCAGCGATGGGCGCCGCCGTGGGTGCATCCAGTACGGCGGCGCCAGCCGGACGCTGCGATTCAACGGGAAGGGGTTTCAGCCGTTAAATTTAGCGAGAGGATATTTCACGCCAGAGGAATTAGCGGCCGCCATTCCGTTGCTTATAAAGGGCCGCGCCCACTGGCTCTACGACGTGTCCAAGCTGACGGCTTCCACGGTGCGGGGGTGCATTGTGCCGACCCCAGGCAATAAGCTGGTCGTTGCCGATTACTCCAACGTCGAGGGGCGCGGGCTGGCGTGGCTGGCCGGGGAGCAGGCGGCGCTGGAGACGTTTCGGGCTGGCACGGACATATACAAGGTGCTGGCGTCAACCATGTTCAAAGTAGCATATGAAGACGTCACCAAGGAGCAGCGGCAGATAGCTAAGGCGGCCGTTCTCGGACTCGGCTATGGGGGCGGCGTTAATGCGTTCCTCACATTCGCCAAGAACTTGGGGCTCGACCTGTACCAGCTGGCGGAAGACATGGATGGGAGCTTTCCCGATCATATTTGGGCCGCTGCTAAAAAGGGCTATGAGTATGCCCGCATCCAAGAGAAGAATAAGCGTGGTTTCGCTGGCAAGAAGGCCGAGCGCCCGTCATATGACTTGCCAAAGAAGGTATGGCTTACCTGTGACTCAATCAAGCGAATGTACCGAGAGGCAAACCCAGCCATAGCCCGGTTCTGGCGTGAACTTGATGACGGCGTAATGCTGGCGGTTAAGAACCCCGGGAAAGTCTATTGGGCCGGGGCTGCTGTGCGGGCAGACGGCACCAAGGCAATTAAAATAACTCGCACGTTTAGTCGAGACAACGACGGCGAGAAAGTGCCGGGATGGTGGCTCAAGTTAGAGCTGCCGAGCGGTCGCGTCCTGAGCTACCCCGGCGTCGGGATTTCGGTCGAGAAGGTGATAGACGACGAAGACACTACCGACAAGCCGGAGTATCGAGAACGCGTCCGTTACATGGGTCAAAACCAGACCACACGGCAATGGCAGAAGACTTACACATATGGTGGGAAAATTGCGGAGAACGTCACTCAGGCGTTCTGCCGGGACCTACTGGCCGCCGCGCTGGTGCGAGTAGAAGAAGCAGGCTGGCCAATCATCCTGCACGTCCACGACGAAATCGTTACCGATGTACCGCAGCTGCCGGAGTACAACGTTGCCGAGTTGGAGCGCATGATGTGCGAGTTGCCAGACTGGGCTGATGGGTTCCCACTGGCCGCAGAGGGCGTGGAGATGATGCGCTACGCCAAGTGATTGCGCTATAGAAATTATCGTGCTAATGTTTGGTTGTCACTTAGAAAGGAGATTCAGCGATGGCTACAAAATGCGTTGTAGATGGGGTGCGTCTTTCACCATGCGGGGCCTTACAGCGAGCAATTGAATACGGCAACCCCAAGTCTAAAAGTAAGGGGTTGTTCTCGCCGCACCGCGTCAATATGCGAACTGGTGAGAAATCGCCCGATGTTGTGCAAGTCCATAGCGGCGAGTTCATCGGCGGAGGTGTTGCCGTGAACTTCTGCCCTTTCTGCGGCGAGAAAATCGTAACGTGGGGTGAGAACCATGGCGAATAAAACCCCCGAGGGCGTCGTGCAAGCCTACGGCGCAGAACAGCTCAAGAAACACGGCTGCCTGGTGCGGAAAATCTCCTATGAATCCCGGCGCGGCTGCCCTGACCAGTTGGTGCTGGTGCCCGAACGTGTGGATATGGATTTCATTCTGGGCTTACGCCCACCACGTGTTGTTTTCATCGAATACAAACGCGATGAGAACATCGAGCCGGAGCCGCACCAGGTGCGCGAGCATGAGCGGATGCGCGCCGTGGGGGCCGACGTCCGCGTCATCGGCAGCAAGGCGCAAGTAGACGCGCTGATAGAGGAGCTATTCGGTCATGCAATTTAAGCGCCGCGAGTACCAGAAGCTCATCACGGCTCATATTATGCGGCACCCACGTTGCAACGTGTTCGCCACAATGGGGTCAGGTAAGTGCCTGAAAAAAGACACGCCAATCATAATGTTTGACGGGTCTGTGAAGCCTGTCCAAGAAATCGCGGTCGGGGACTTACTGATGGGCCCCGACTCAACGCCGCGCCTGGTGTTGTCCCTTGGCCATGGCCGCGAGATGATGTACGAAGTAACCCCGGTCAAGGGCGAAGCCTACACAGTGAACGAGAGCCACATCCTGTCGCTGCGCACGACGACCAGCACCGGGAATAGGGCGTGGCCAGATAACACAGTGTTCGACGTCCCGCTTCTTGACTGGCTTAAGTTGCCGGAGTGGCTGCGTGGTAAAAATGGGTTGCTTAAAGGGTGGCGGGCCCCCGTGGAGTTTTCGCGGAAAGAGCACGACCACCTGCTGCCGCCGTACCTGCTGGGGCTGTGGCTCGGCGACGGTACCGCCAGTGTGGGGGCAATCACCTCTGGCGAGAAAGAGACAGAAATCCGCGCATGGCTTAACAGCTACGCCGAGCAGCACGGCTTTCATATCCGCAAAGAGGGGCCGTTAACTTGGGCCATATCGCCAGGCAACACCGGCCATAAAGTACGGGGGTTCACTACCGCTTTACGCGAGGCCGGGGTGTTGAACAACAAGCACATCCCACACCAATACAAATGCGGCAGCAGGGGGCAGCGCCTCGAATTGTTGGCCGGGTTATTGGATAGCGATGGCTATTACCACGCCGGGGGTTTTGACTGGATCAGCAATCGAGAGGTACTGGCGGACGATATGTGTTACCTAGCCCGTAGTCTTGGGTTTGCCGCATACAAAACTGCAACACGCAAGCAGTGCACTAACAACGGCGTTTGGGGTGACTATTGGCGTGTTAGCCTGTCCGGGGACTTCTCTGTGGTGCCGTTTGTGCGGGGTAGACATCTCAATATCCCGCCGCGCCGTATTGCCAAGAACGTGCTGAATGTCGGCATCAAGAGCATTGAGCCCGTCGGCGTCGATGATTATTACGGGTTCACCATAGACGGCGACCACCGATTCTTGTTAGGGGATTTCACGGTAACGCACAACACTGGCTCAGTCATGTGGGCGCTCAATAAGCTATACCAGACCGGCGTCCTGGAGGACTGGGATGCCGAGACAGAGACCGGCGACCGGGTGTTAATACTCGCACCGCTGCGAGTGGCGTCTGGCACTTGGCCCGCCGAGCAAGAGAAATGGTCGTTCCCAGCGCTGCGCGTCGTCGATGCAACCGGCATCCGCCAGTACCGGGAGGACGTCATGCTTAACGACGATGCCAATGTGGTGTGCTGCAACTACGACGTCATGGAATGGCTGATCGAGTTCTGGGGCGACCGGTGGCCGTTCACAGTCATCGTTGCCGACGAGTCAACCAAGCTCAAATCGTTCCGCAGCAAAGGCGGCAGCAAGCGGGCGCGGGCGCTTGGAAAAGTGGCCCACAAGAAGGTGAAACGCTTCATCAACCTTACCGGCACCCCGGCACCGAATGGCTTGAAAGACCTCTGGGGCCAGTGCTGGTTCCTCGACGCCGGCCAGCGCCTGGGGCTCTCTTACACGGCGTTTACCGACCGCTGGTTTATCGGAGTGCAGGAGGGGCAACACCATGCGGCAAAGTCGTACAAGCCGCGCAAAGGGGCGGACGACGAGATACACGCCAAGATTGCCGACATATCGCTGACCGTGGACGCTGCCGAGTATTTCGGGTGTGACAAGCCAGTGATTGTGCCTGTTGTCGTGCCACTCCCTACCAAGGCCCGCAAAGTCTATGACCAGATGGAGAAGGAGCTATTTGCCCAGCTTGAGGCCGGGGAGGTTGAGGCAGCAAACGCAGCGGCCCGCACGGCCAAGTGCCTCCAGATTGCCGGGGGTGCGGTCTACGTCACAAACGAGGATGGCGAGCCGAGCACCGAGTGGGAGCTGGTTCACAATGCCAAGTTGGAGGCGCTGGAGTCGATTGTTGATGAGCTCACCGGCTCGCCGCTGCTCGTGGCGTACCAGTACAAGCACGACCTCCAGCGCATCCTCAAGAAGTTTCCCAACGCGGTGGCACTGGCCAAAGGCGCGAAGGGTAACAGGCAAATAGAGGCGTGGAACCGTGGCGAAATCGAGATGCTGTGCGTCCACCCTGCGTCTGCCGGCCACGGCTTGAACTTGCAGGATGGAGGCCACCATCTGGCGTTCTTTAACCTGACATGGAATTACGAGCACTACGCCCAGATTATCGAGCGTATAGGGCCCATCCGGCAGCACCAGGCCGGCCACCCGCGCCCGGTGTTCGTGTACCAGATACAGGCGGAGGGGACGCTCGACCAAGTGGTGCAGGCTCGGGTCGAGGGTAAAGCGGATGTGCAAGACCTGCTTATGGAATACTGCAAAATGAAAAAGCCCCTCTAATGGGGGCTTTTTTTTTAAATCTGCACAAATCTACCGTCAGAATGCCTAACAAAATGCAATATTGTTTCTACAGTCAGGTTGATGTTTGCGGCCCCCCTCAGTCTTATTGCGCTGTTGTGTGCGATTGTTGTATTGCTATTTGTTGCCTCGACGTAGAATGATTGGTTTGCCCTTGCGTTAGAGAACGCCGTGACGGTAGTCGGTGCCGTGTTGCTAAAGGTGACCATCTCCTTTGTCGCCACGTCTACCGTGCTAGAGTTGGAGTTTATTACCTGCACACCCAAGGATAGTGCTGAAAGGCTAGATCTGCGCCATCCATCAAAAAACTGAGTCCTAGAGCCATCTGACATCTCAATCTGATAGCTGTCTGACCCTACAGCAACCCCAGACCAAGCCATCAAACTACCGTCTGCTTTCAGGAATTTTTGGCGGAATCCGTTTTTATACAGGGTGTGACGATGGAACTGGGCGCAAATACCTGGGTGGCCAAAAAGGGGCATGTCCTCGACTTGGCCAAATAACGTACAAGCCTCGATAGCATTAACGGATGCTTGGTAATTTCGTACAAACAGCCACGTAACAACCCCATCACTAACGCTGCCACTTGCATGAACAGGAGGTAGTCCTCCAGATATTCCCGCCGTAGTGGCTTTGTATAACTTGAAGTCGGAAAGAACATAATCGTCAACACTATACTGAGTGCCAGAGTGCCACAAACCACGCTGTGGTGTGCGCCACGCAGTATCGGATGTGTCGAAATAGAATATTTTCAGTGGAACTTTAGCGCCGTCCTGAAACCCAATATGCAGACTTGGCCATACGCCCCATTGTTGACCAGTGCCCTTAACATTTAGAACAGACCTGCCATTTTCTCCGCGCAAGTTTGGCAGGCTGCCAACTTCATTGTAGATGTTAAAAATTCTGTAATTCGCGCCATCGTCTTGGTATGGGTCAAACATCCAATCGAGCTTTGATGTAGTTCCTGTTTGAATGCGCCCGTTCGGCTCGATATGCGCCCTTGTAGCGTTTCCTGGAGTCACATCCCGTATTAGCAGATTACTCCCGATACCTTGCTGGAGTTTAACCGGCCCGAATTCTCCGTTTGCTGCATCAGCTACTCTCTCAGCTGTGACTCCAGCAATAGATACTGTACTGTTCACAGACGCTAAATCTCCCCTCAGCGTTATATCCCCCAACGGCAGCCAACCAGCGTCGGAGACACCCCCAGTTGTTGCCGGTGAAGACGCGGCCGGTATAACTTTCGGGTATGCGCCTTTCCAGATGTAATATTGGCCGTCGCCGCCGCCCGACACAGGCCATAAAACGGCCATATCACTGTCCCCAATGGCCAGCGTACCACCCGTTACGAAGGTGAACGGCGCGGGGCGGAACCCCGCATCACGCAACACCGCTGGTAGTGTCTTCTGTGTCTGCCCAGTAACCTGGTTCGTGGCGTAGTCGATACTAGCCCCACCTGCAACACCCCCCGCCTTGCCGGTGATGACCTCGGCCTCGAAAAGCTGGTGCTTCTTCGCCGTCTGCAAATCTTCCAGTGACAACACGTCGCCGCAAGCCATAAAACCCCCTATGAAAACCCGTTGCTAAATCCAGAACTGAAGGCGCGGCCGAACGGCGCGACACCATCAAACGCGTAGTACTCATCTGTGTAGTTGAGCCCCGTTATCCGCACAGTGCGGTTAGCTCCCGGCTCAACAGTAGAGACAACCACCATCTGCGCATTATGCCTGTCATCGCTGCCGAATGAAAATTCGGTTTTCAACGCCTCGTTGCCAGTGTATATGGCCTCCTGCGGTGCGGACGTCATTATCACAGTCCGATTGTTCGCCCCCGGCACGACGCCGACGCTCTGCACGGACCCATCCCGTCGTTTGAGCACAAGCGAGTGGTCTGCCCCCGGTGTAAACTCCACATTCTGCGAGAGCACAACGGTGAGCCCATCCACGGCAACGACGTAACCGTCGAATGGAGACACACGCGAGCCCTTCACGACGCTGATGGCGCGCCCTGGGCGAGCGAAAATGCCCTCCTCCATGGCCGCGAATTCGACAGACACCCGGCCCAGCAGGTTGCGCTGGTAGCGGCGATGCGCTGACCAATATGCCTGTTTGTAGTTTCGGACGCCCTTCGAGTCATAGGTCTCTGTTTTCACACCGCCATCGGCGGGGATTGTGATGATCTCTTTCGTGTTAGTGACCGGGTCGATGTAGCTGAATTTCAGCGAATCGTACCGGTCTCGGGTATTGAAGGAGCGGGTCCATTTCTCTCCAGGGGCCTTGCTGCGGTGGGTAAACACCATCTCCGGGCCCATCCGGGGGCGGTCGAAGTCCAGCAGAATGGCCGACCCCTCACGATACGCCCGGCAGAATACGGCATCGGCAATCGTGTTGATGATGTCCTGCATCGTCGTGCTGTAGGCGTCGAACGTATAGCAAAACTGCCCCGCCTCTGCGCTGCCGAAGTAAGCCTCTATCTCGTCCTGTACGGCCAGCAGACGGTCCATGTTGCTCGCAGTCAGGGGGAGGCCCCCGCACACGGGGTCACGCAGCAGCCGGATGAGGGATTGCGCGGCCTGGGTGTTGTTGGATAGCGCCGTATCGAATACGCCTCCCCCGAGGTACCGATAAACCCGCTCAGTGACAACCAGGGCGAGTTTCGGAGATTTCACAGACGTAGCCCTCGGCGTTTGGCGCCTCGCCGTGTGAATGGTCGTCCTGTTGCCATAGCTCGGGGTCGCGTCGGGGGCCTGTGCATAGAGGCGATCAAACGAGATATCATCGACGACCTGCCCCTGAAACCCGAGGTCCTTATCTGTCAGGCGTCGCGCCCGCGCCCGGAATGCCGATGCCGTCGGCAACTCACCAACTACAGACACCCCCGTAAAATCGCTCGACCGCCCGGACACTGTGCCGTCGGCGGTATAGACTGGGCCATATGGGGCTTTTTGCGCGTCGACGGCCTGATATTCTAGCCGGATAGTCACCGACGCCGCCGATTTCTGGTTTCCGTCGTCTTTGTACATGCCCTGACTGGCGCCGAAATTCGCCAGCACACGCGACGCCTGGATTTTATCCATCGTGATCCAGTCGGACCACGTGGCCGCGATTTTGTCATACGGCCCCGTTGTGGCGTTTGCGTCAGGCTTCACGGCGATCGGGGTGCTGGTTACCGACAGCCAAGGATTTATGGCCTCGTTTACTGTGAATTTAACCTCTACATCACTAACCGACGTTAGGGTGTACACCCCGCTTAGGTCTCTGGTTACTACGGTCGGCGGTGACCCAGTGTCGACTTTAATCGAGGTAAGTTCGATAGCGTCCCCGACGCCCATAAAATCGTCAAATCGCGAGTCACCGGTCGGGTCTGTCAGTGTTGCCACAGTTCCGACGCGCGAGACCGTCGCAGCGCTGCCGATGTTGGCCGTTAAATCATTGGGTGCCCGTAGCTCTGCGCCGTCCACTTCGTTGGCCTGGGCCGTAATGTATAGCGCCTCGGTTATCGGGTCGCCAATCTGGACCTGTGGCGCCCCGCTGTTGGGGGATGTGAACGGCCCGTAAACGGCCGCCGCAGACCCGGTGATGTCGCTCAGTCGAGTGTCGCCGTCCGTGATTTTATCGGCGGGGGTGTCAAGCGGCCCACGCCCTACGTCGTAATAGCCAAACTCTATGACGCTCCCGCTCGAGTCGAATTTCTGATACACGGTCATCAAATCGTTGGGGATGCTCTGCACAGTACCGCATATGTCGTATGTGCGCTCGTAGGGGCGCGGCTTGTTTGTGCGGTCCGTCAGCCGGTTATTGGGGCTCTCGCCCTGCTGATTGCGCGCTGCGATGGGTGGCGTTTTGGCTATTGTCGCAGTGACGGCAATGACCGCAGCAATTACTGCGACAACCGCCCCGACTACGCCGCCTGGGGATTCGATGACGTAAAATTCGGCGTCCTCTTGGAGCGCCTCGAGGTCGTCGGTCACGTCCGTGTCCGCGCCAATAGAGTCGATGTAGATTTTGAACGGCACGCCGTCCGGGATATGCGCGAGGACAAAATCAATGGGGGCGCCGGGGTGTGTGGCCTGGCCAAAACCCCCGTTCGCGTTGCGCGTGATGTGGTGCGTTATCGCCAAAACTCTATCTCCTGGAAACGGGCGCGGATATCAGCCAATGACTCCAGTTTAACTTGTTTCGCGCTCAATTCG